GGCCCAATCAGAATTGACTGTACCAACACCATTTGCAAATACCAAATTGCTATTTAAATAAGTTAACAGGCAGTTTTGGCGAATTAGAAGTTGGTTTAAAACTGCTCCTCGATATACCAATATTTACGGGTCCGATTATATGGTTCAATACCATGCTCCTGGCAATACATATTATACTTTATTTCCAACATTGTGGAAGACTTGCATTCCTGTTTTAGACATTTTGAAATCGCCGCATTTGTTTCACGTCCGTCTATAAAATGATAGTGCACATGTTTATCCAAAGTGTTTTCTTTATAGCCCAGAAGCCTGCTTGGATAAAAGGAGTAGCGATTTTTACTTTTATCATAGATGCACAGGAAAACAAGGCCTCTTTTTATATATCCGAGTATTTCCTTATACTCAGGAGAGGTTGTTTTTGAAAGATAGGACTCAAAAGTTGATATGTTTTCCAATATATCATCGAGACTCGTAACTAAAGTGGCATTCATATGCTATACCTCCTTATATATGGTTGTGGCTAAAATATAGCATATCCAAGGCGGGAAGTCAAAAGTAGCATAAAATGAATCGTAATCTGCAAACCAGGTCCCTGAAGGGGGCTTATTTTATTGCCCGGCAGGCCGCCGGGCGGAAAGGAAAAATCTATGAATGAAAAAATCAGATTAAAAAACGGTAAGGAGTATCCACTGGTTATCGGAGGTACATCCTCCACTCCCACCACTCTGCGGCTTATCTTCCAAACGGCGGAGCCGCTGGAGGACATCGTGGCCGTGTTTACGGATGCGGCAGCCACGGAGCAGATTAAGACTGTCAACGAGGATGGCAGCACATTGCTGATGTACGATGGCTATACGGTACTGAATGACCCAAAGAGTATTGATGACCACTACCTTATCATACCGGAGCAGTACGGGGAGGATGGAACCGTCACCGCCGAGGCCGTATATGGCCGTGTGGCGCTCCTGACGCTCTCACAGCCGGGTGTAAAGGCTGCGGTAGAACATAACAGGGCAGACATTGATTTCCTGGCTATTATGACCGGGACAGACTTATAGGAGGTAGGAGTATGGATGTAAAAGCATTAGCGATTAAGTATTACCCAAGGCTGTGGGACATTGACCGGCTTAAGGCCTTGGTGGCGGCAGGTAAACTATCAGAGGTGGACTACAAGGAGATTACCGGTGAGACATACACAAAATAAAGGAAGGTAGGATGCAGATGGGATGGAGACAGAGGTAGCTGTAAAGCTTGAAAATCATGACCAGCAGATAAAGTCACTGAAACATCGGATGGAGGAGCAGGAGGAGCAGAGTAAGGCAATTAATGACCTGGTTCTGTCCGTACAGAAACTGGCTATCAACATGGAGCGGATGCTTAATGAGCAGACAAGTCAGAATGAAAGGTTGCAAAAACTGGAGCAGGAACCGGCGAAACAGTGGAGCAATATGAAACGTACCATTTTTAATACTGTAGTAGGAGCCGGAGCTGGGGCATTCGCAACAGGTGTTTTTTTAACAATGGCGCAGTATATCAAATAGGAAAGTGAGGTTATGATATGTTTAAGAATTGTGTATTTAAGGCAGATGTTGATACCGTACAGTGGGCAAAGGCGGCGGCCCGGAGAGCAATAAAGACAATGGCTCAAACCTTCATAGCGACGGTTGGTGCGGCAACTGTTATGGGTGACGTTAACTGGGGGATGGTGGCATCTGCATCCGTACTGGCTGGAATCCTGTCTATGGCTACATCCATAGCTGGCCTGCCGGAGTTGGATACCAAGACAGGCACCTGAGAGGAGGTGGTCCAATATCTCCCACCGCAGGGTTAAGCGGACCGTAACATGTTGACAGGCCTGGGAGTATCCTGGGCCTTATTTTGATTGGAGGTACATATGAACATAGTCAAGCAGTATTTAACGGTAAGCAACTACAACAGACCAGGAACCAAGCGTGGCAGCACAACCGCCGTGGCCTGCCACTACATAGGCAATCCTGGTACATCAGCCCAGGCCAACCGGAATTATTTTGAGAATCTACGGACTACCCATACCACCAAGGCCAGCGCCCATTACATCATTGGGCTGCAGGGCGAAATAATCCAGATGATACCGGAGGAGGAGATAAGCTGGTGCACCAACTCAGCCAACGCGTACACGATTAGCATTGAGGCATGCCATCCAGACAGCACCGGCAGATTCACGGCAGCCACCTACGCAGCCTACGTGGAGTTGTGCGCTGATATCTGTAAGCGCTGGGGACTGGACCCGATGCATGGAGGACTCATCCGGCACTATGATGTGACCAGGAAAGTATGCCCCAAGTGGTTTGTGGACCACCCGGGTGACTGGGAGCAGTTCAAGCGGGATGTGGCTGCTAAGATGGCACCCACGTATGAGGTTGGCTGGCATCACGACATCAATGGATGGTGGTACGCATATAGCACCACGGATTATTATAAGTCCTGCTGGCAGGTCATCAACCACCATAAGTACTATTTCAACCCTGACGGATACGCCCTCACGGATTGGCATCAGATTGATGGTAGGTGGTATTACTTTGAACCAGAGTATGGCCATCCCCTGGAATGCGCAATGTATGTGGCACCGGACGGGGAGCAGCATATAGGGGAGTTTTAGAAGGGCAGTCGAAATAGAATAATAGGAGTTATCCACAAGATATGCACACATAATCCACAAAAGTATATAAAAAAGCTTGTAATTTGTAAAGTATTGCATTAAAATATAAATATAACAGGCAGTGAGTTTACTATTCTGGTATTATGCATACTATGTGGGTAGTAAGCTTACTTTTTTACCCAGGAGGTGGTGGTATGTTATATAATGCTAGTGATATAGCCAAATATATCATATCTTATTGCAGCTCAAAAAACATGCCTATCAGCAATCTGAAGTTACAAAAAGTATTATATTTTACTTGGGTTGACTATTACAGAGAGACTGGTACCGCATTGTTTTTAGACGATATATGTGCATGGCAACTAGGGCCAGTAGTACCCGACGTATACTATGATTACTGTTCGTATGGGGGGCGTCCTATTTATTTGACATACAATGGTATTGAAGATGAGATATCGGAAAGGGACGAGGCCATACTTAACAAAATAATTGAACGGTATTTAGATACCCCTGCAAGCACATTAGTTAACAGAACACATCGTCCCGGCACTGCATGGGATTGTATTTATGATGGTGGTGCTGGAAATCGTGATGTCATTCCATTTTCACTTATTAGAGATAAAGAGTGCCGGAGGTAAGGTATGCTTGCAGCTGAGAGAAAAAGGCGTCAGGATAAGCTTGTCGAGAATATATTTGGATTATCAAAACATTTACTAGGTGATAATGCTGAAGTCAGAAGAGCTGCTCTCGAACTAAAAGAGATATACTCCTCTGACTTTCGTCATAGTTATTCGGAATTTTTTCCTCTTATCCTTCATATACAGGATGAAAAAACGGAATATAGTCTGGATTATTTGTCGGAAAATTTAGAAAGCCTTAGAACTTATGTCGATACGGACTTCTTGGATGGGACAAAAGAGTTTAAGGATATGAATAAAAATTTTGACAAATTATGTGACCATTTAAATTTAGAAATCGGAAGGGTAACATATTATTCGCAGAATGAGAAGCGGACTGAGGATTTATCCAAAAGAATGGAATCTGCTAATAAAGACATGGGTGAGGCTACAATCAAGTTGGAGAAGGCATCAAAGAAGGCAGAGTCCATACAAACAGAATTACTTTCTATTCTTAGCATATTTGCTGCGATTGTTATAGCCTTTTCTGGTGGATTGAGTTTTCTGGGAGGAACATTATCTGGAGCTTCCGAAACATATATTTGTAAAATGATTTTGCTATTGCTAATGTGCGGATTTGTTCTGTTTAATACCATTTTTCTTTTAATGTATTTAGTAGGAAAAATCATAGGAAGAAGTATTTATGCTAATTGCATATCTGAAGATTGTACATGCAAAAAAGGAGACAAGCCGAAGTGTAATGGCATTAATCGGATAAGAAAGCGGCTACCATATGTTTTTTATATTAATGTACTAATGTTGATACTTACGATTGCTGACATTGCAGCATGGTGTGTTGATAAGAATATACTATAAATAAACTGGTGGAGTGATTAACGGAGAGGAGCAATCCTTGCTGCTAATCACTCCATTCTATTAGTTTCCATCCCTTCCACGTGCGGGACGGGTTTTTTGTACGCTTGCCTTTCTCTGTGGCTTTAATCTTCGCAAAACCGTCAAAGGCTTGTTTAGGAGTACCGTCAAACAGTTCTGGACGCTCCCTTATAAAGTGCATAAGGTTATGGCACTTGTATATCTGTCCGATGGGTGATTGGATTACCCAGTATTTTGCATTTACATGTTTTTCACCGGAGTTCTCCATATAGAACCGTTTTCTTCCTTCACATAAGCGCTGCATGGTGTTATCATACACACCATTTTTATGCAATTGTTTGCGATGTTCAGATGAGCAAGCAGGAGAGCAGCATACACTGTCAGCGGATGGGGATGCCTTAAATGTGTTTCCGCATATTGGGCAGGTTCGGTAATGCTGCTTATATTCCGTCTCGCAGGATTTTGAACAGAAATATTTATTCTTACATAATTTTGGCTTACCACATATGATGCATGTATCTGACAAAATGATCAACCCCTTAAAGTATCATTTGGTGTATCTCCTTACCATATCTTACATTTTCAAAGAAATATGGATCAATGCTCTTGGGACAGTATTCGTAATCACTGTCGTCAACCCCGAGTTTTTCCATTTCATCATGGATGTACTTGAAATAATCATCATGAGAGAAGTCACGGGAATCAGCAAATACATTGAAGTCATCTGGTAACAATTTTTCATATGCCATTTTAGAAAATCTGTTAAACAGCTTCTTCATAAGACATGGATGGATGAGTTCCTCCAACTGCCTTATGATTAGTTCTTCTGCCCATGGGGCTGGATTACGTTTACCAGCGTCCCAGTCCTCAATGGTTCTGGACGGGATACCCAAGAAAGCTGATAAATCAGATTGTGTCATATTTGCCTTTAAGCGATATTCTTTGATTCTATTCATGTAATCCTCCCTATTTAACATGCTCTATGATGTATTTGGCATCAGTAAGGCTACTCAACTCATTGATGAGACTTGCGATACCGTTGTGGTATTCATCGGGTGTCATCCGTTTGTTTGATAGCATCATACCTGCAACTTCGTTCACCTTAAATACTTTATTAGCCAATATGGATCTGGCATAGTCTACCTGTCTATCAGTCCCGGCTAATTCCTGCTCAAAACGGAAGACAATGATGGTGTGGCAGTCAGTGCAGTCCACCATGATGTTATATCCTTTAAGTTCCGCTCTCTTTTCCATTGTGTTTTCAGCTGTCATCATCATTATGTATCCATCCTCCTGTTTTATATAATTATTATACCACGCATTGCGTGGTATTGCAAGAGGGAAATATTATTTTTATAAGAATAATAGCAACAAAAAAGACGGATACCCGGGTATCCGCCTAAATTTTTTCGATACACTCTGTTGCTATTTTGAGAACACTCGTTCGGCTCTCTTTATAGAGTATATTCAAGCACCAGCTAAAATGTTATTATATAGGCATCTTTTAAGGCTGGAGCTGGCGAATATGATATTCCAGGATGTACATTATATAAATAATGAGACGGCTGCTGCAAATCTGGAGATGGCACAGATTAAAAGCATAGCCGATGCACCCAATGAGGTTATGTAAATCTCAGTGCGCATTCAAATGGCATTCTGCTCCACAGTTCTTAACAATTCCTAGTATTAATGCTTTTTCCTTCACATAACAGTAACCCCCACAATCGCATATACATTTCCATATCTTCCCACAGCGTTTATTGTTCCAGAACCATTTTGTTTCCAGTTGTCCAAAGGCCAAATTAGGTTTGACATCCATTGTAAAATCCCCTTTTTTCTTTCATTATATCATTAGATGGTGATTTCCAATAATGGTATATATTTCCAGACACAGGATAATTTAAAAGTGGTATATTCATAATTATGAAGATACTGCTGAGAGAAATAAGAGAAGAAAGGAAATTATCACTTCGGCAGATGGAAATATTGACTGGATTATCAAAGTCGGCCTTGAGCAGGATAGAGAAGGGAGAGGTATCCATGACCTTCCACGAGGCAGAGCTGATAGCCGAAGGATTACATATTGGTATTGTAGATTTGTTCGAATCAGCAGTAAAATATAAAAAGTGTCCCGATATAGGGACAGAGCAGAGGAAAAAAAGAAGTGGCCCGTTCAACCATTAAAGGAGGACGCGTCATGGATGATTGTACAAAAGAGTTTGTGAGAATTTTTATTATGATTACAGATATGGAGGAAGATGCATATGAAAATTTTAAATTAAGTTTACTCGACAGTAGCCTCATGGGGACCCAAGATGAGGTATTGGTGTATAATTACATACAGGCGTTAAATAGGAAAAGACAAGAATGATTCTATCGTTATATAGCGTTTAATTTGCCTACTATTTGCCTACTATTGCACTGTTTTTTTGTGTTTAAACAGGTTTTTTAAGGCAAAAATAAGCAATTATACTACACGAAAAGTAACGTAAAATCGTTGCTTTCCGTGTAGTATCCGAAAATTATTGCCCATTGGTAGTGCGGAGGTCACGGGTCCGATTCCCGTCAGCAGCTTTTCCATAAAACCTTGTAGATACGGGAAAAACAACGTATTTACAAGGTTTTTTCATGTTTTGAAACAGCACTTCCTATGCCTACCACGGTGGAAAATATGCTATTTTTTATTATATATGCAACACGATGCAACACGGAAAATATGTTATTTTATTACATGCTGTTTAATTTTTCAAAGTGTTTATTAATTTTTTTGTTCTGCCGGACGCTTTCCAGGTCAATTACATTTCTGTATACTGCTTTCATGATATTGTCGCTGGCCCATCCTCCCCGCTGCAAAATATATTGGTCCGGTATCCCTATAGCGTGCATAATGGATGCAGCATAATGCCGGAGGTCGTGAAAGCGGAAATGGGGTATATCAATCTTTTTGAGTACTCGTCCGAATCGGTGTGTGATGTAATCCGGGTTCATATCAACCAGCTTTCCTTTTTTTTCAGATATCCGGTCAATTACAAATGCGGGCATTTCTACATCCCTTGTACTGTCATCTGTCTTTGGCTGTTTGATATACCATTGATTGTCTGGCCCCTTGACCATATTATCTCTTACATGGATAATTTTTCCATCCACGTCCTTATCGGTTAGAGCGCTTATCTCCCCTCTCCTAAGTGGACCAAACGCAGCCAGTAATACAGCTATCTCCAAATCAGTGCCTTTGATAGCGTCCAGCAACTTTTTAATATCATTGTCATTGGGGCAATATAAGTTAGGACGTTTTTTCTGCGGCAGTTTAACGTTTAAAGTTAATTCGGGTGCAAACATTTCCAGCGTTGGAGATAACAGACCATAGGCATTTCTTACCGTCTTTGGAGATAGTTTTTTTGCAGCTAAATTACTTACCCATATTTGCACAGATGGACTTGTCAGTTCAGAAAGCTTTTTTTGGCCAAATGAGCCGCCGAAATACTGTCTTTGCAGACCAGTGTACCCTCTAAGCGTAGAAGGGCTTAAAACACCGCTCTTGGCGCTTAAATAGCGTTCAATAGCATCATTGACTGTAATATCTTCTTCGTCCTCTTCCGGTTCATTGTATTTCTCTATGGGCTTATCTTTCATATCTAATTTCCATCTGGCAGCCATTTCTTGTGCGATTTTGCGTGATGGGGCAACAAAACTTTTGTAATGCCGTTTACCTTTCTCATCCGTATATAAGTATAATTGTACACGGATATTTTTGGATGGTAGTTCTCCTTTTTTCTTTTTCGGGGCTTTTGTAGTCATTTCTCTTTCCTCCTTCATTGATTTTCCTAAAAATAGGTATAAAAAATACAGCTCCGCAAACATCTTGCAAAGCCGCCCCGAAGATGGTACAATATAGGTGCGAATTATAGTGCATATCTTCGGGTATGTAGGCCGGTTCCTGTTGGCGCAGGGGCCGGTTTTTGCTTATTTCAAACCAAATTGCGCTTTTGAAGTCAATTTTCCATTTGTAAAATACATCGTTGCATTAGCTCCTGATGAATCATCTCCGTACCAAATGTATGCGGTAGAATTAATGTCTAAAATATTAGTTTCTGCCATAGGTTCTCCTTCTCCACCAATTATATTTACACATTCTTGGTATGTCATTCCAGTAGTACATTGATTATATTCATTCAGTGTTATGTGATAACTGTAAGTGCGTGACCATGATGAGAATATCCCAATGCCCCATAAAGTTATAAATAAAACCGTAAGTATAATTCGCATTGATTTTGTGCCTTTTTTGTAATACCACATTAAAAACAATCCTAAAGGCATACAACAAATGAAAAGCATTAGAAGATAAAACCAATCCTTTTGATAGAATTTATAATCTTCAGTAGAATGTTCAATAATTTCTAATTCTGGATTATTTTCTTGTATTAGTTCAATAGTTCTTCTTATTTTATCATTTGCTTTATGATTAAAGTCAAAACGTTTTACATTATTTGAATCATAAACAAAATCCAGATATCCACCACCTACGCCAATTTGAAAATAGCAATACTCAATTTTTTTTAAATCTGAGTAAAAAATTTTTGTAGAATTCCCAAACAAGTCTATAATTTTGGAATCCTTTTTACCTACAAATAACTCTTGCGAAGCGCCCTTAATACTCATGAACATCCTCCGTAATGTGCATCAGACTCAATAACCATCCCTGTGATTCAATTAGAATCCTTATACTGTTCCATCTCTTCTTGATGTTCAATATAGGCATTACACATTTTTGCATATTGTTCTACATCAAACTTTTTTCTTTCTTCAAATCTTTTTCTGGTTAATTGTTCGTTAGCAGTAATTTTTTCCAGGTCCTTTGATGGACAAAATTCTGGCCCTAGACATCCATTTTTTTCATAAGATACCAATTTATTCAATTCTATTTTAATCTCATTCAATGAAGTTTCAAATATATCTTCATCTTTGGTGGTGTTTACGATTTCTGCCAATGTTTTTATATGTTCTAAAATTTTTTCTGGTAATTCATAGATTTCTTTTTTAGCCCACTTACAATATATAAATATAGATAATAAAATCACAAACAATATTATAGGTCCATAACCAAATAAATAAAAGAAATTCTGAATACAGTATAATATTAAAAATATTATAAGTAAAATTGATACCCCACCCAAAATACCTTTTATTATTTCTTTAGACATATCATTTTTATATGTTTTTATTTTTCTGCTACTTTTAAATGGATAGGCCATTAACCTAAAAGGAAAACTATATAAATTATAAAACAGTCGAAATGGTAGCAATAATATACGTTTCCTTTTTTCTTTTCTCTTATACGAACTTCTTACCCACATGCGTTTTATATAATGGTATTGACTGGGACGCATAGGCTATCTCCATTCTTTAAAATCAAAAAGCTTTTCTTTGTATCCTGTTAGACTAGCAAGCTGTTCTTTGTTTAATCCTGGATTTTCAATGATAATTTTATCTGATATTAATAGCTCAGCAGCAAATATATTGGCCTCTTTTTCCGGTTTAGCAAGATTAAATAAAGTACCACCAAAAAACATGCATTCACTTCCTTTATGTAATATTCCATGACCAACTTCGTGAGCTAAGACTATATCAATGTATTTTTTATCTGTTATTCTCGAATTAATACATATGCATGGTACTCCTTCATACTCGATGTAGTAACCTGAATATTTCCCCAAGTCATTTTTTTGTATAATCATGTCTAAATAGTCTGCAATTTCAAATGGATTTCTGGTATTGTATTTTTCGACCAGTTTCAAAACGGTATCTTTAATAATCTCCAAATTGCTACTCTCCAAAGCCATCATGCTTTTTTTTGATAATAGCTGCCCTGCAAAGTGATAATAGCGAGTCTCTTAATAATTTGTCCTCATCTTCATCCCCTGAATAATCCTCTCCATTAAACCTCAGGACAACTGTTTCTTTGTTCCTTATGCGGTCCATAATTTTGTCAACATCAGTAATAACATTAAGCTCTTCTGATTCAGAAAGAGTGGGCTTCTTTGCTTCTGGGGATTCCTCCTTCCCAGTCATTAGATAGTCAATAGTGACTCCAAAGTAATTTGCAATTATTCTTCCTATTTCTGGCCCCACAAGCGAATGCTTTTTTTTCCAAGTGTAGATTGTTGATTGGGATACGCCTGTGTCTTTACAGAATTTATAAGCCGTTATCCCAAACTTTTTCAGAAGTAGTTCAAAAACTTCGTACATTGTTACCCCTTTCTTTGTATTTTAAAAATACATCGAAAAAACACAATAAAAAAGTATTGACTACCTCGGTGTATAGTGGTATAGTATATCTATACAGCGGTAGAACGATGTAAAATCAATGCCATTGTATTGGTTTAGTGATGTACCTCGTCTGGTAAACAAAGTATATCACTAAACCGAAGTAAACGCAAGTATTATTTTATAGAAAGGTGGGATTGTTTTGCCAAAAATGTTTACGTGTGAAGAAGTAGCGTCCCGTTATGCTGTACAGGTCATTACTGTATGGGACTGGATTCGCAAAAAAAAGTTATCAGCAATCAAGATTGGTAGGGAGTACCGGATAAGTGAAGATGATATAAAAACGTTTGAAGATTCCAGGCGTACTACCAACAGTATTTCTTAGAGTAGGAGGTGAGGTCATGAAAGCTGCATGGAATATTAATGGAATTTTTAAAGCAGATGCCGAAAAAGTTTCGGATGAATTATCAGCAATTAAGTGTACACCATCCAATGTAGTAGAACATGCCAGGAATCCAAAAACAGAATTACATAAATGTTTTGAATGGAATGATTCTATAGCAGGGGAAAAATACAGAGAACATCAGGCACAACAAGTAATACGTAATCTTGTAATCATTAAGGAAGAAACAGAAGAAAAAACGCCTATTAGACTCTTTTACAATACCGGAGATAGAACAGGTGAGTATAAGCCTGTACAACTGGTAATGAGGAAGGAAGATGAATATAAGAGCTTGTTAAATAAAGCGCAGGAAGAATTAAGGGCATTCAAAAAGAAATATAGCTATTTGACTGAGTTAGAAGAAATTCTTTCATTAATTAGTTAACGGTAATAATTGGTCTGTTGAATTGACAATATATTGTTTTGTCAATTCAACAGTAAAAGGAAATACAGAACATTGTAGAACATAACATAAGATAACAATATATTGCCAATTCAGCAGACCAACAAGCATTATAATTTTTCTGACCGTATACATATTGGAATTAACCAATAAAAAGTAAAAAGTGCAAAACAGAGCAAAATAATACAAAAAAATAAATATGGATTTAATTCCAATATTTATGCGGTCAGATATAGGAGGAGACATGAACAAAAAGGAAGAAAGTGTCATAACTTTAGAGCCTATTAAAAAGTGCAAAGTTAAGATAGCTTTAGTAGGAGATTCAGATTTGATTTTGAACAAGAAAGCAAGGTCATATGAAGAATTGGAAATATTTAAGCAATCACATCCGAAGGGGACAAAAATTCCTAAGGAGTTGCAGCAACCTTATAACCTTTTTGAGAAATTAATCACTTCTATTACATGGGAAAATAAAATTCCGGTGTATGATGATTATTCCATGTACACAAAAGAAATGTGGGAAGAATTAATTTATTCAAACCGTCCGTGTATTTTATCAAAAGCATTTAAGGATTCTTTTATGGAAGCGTTTATTTCTTTAGGCTATAAAGAAGCCACAAGTAGGAATGGTACAGACTTTAAACGTTCTGTCAATATTTCCAATTGGAAGAATCCAGTGGATATTACATCAGCTACATTCAGTCAGCATTTGACTCCAAACACAGGAATCACAAAAACCAATGTTATTGCTCAATACAATGTTTTTTCTGGATGGAAATGTGAAATTGAAATATCCCACATTGATTATATATTTGCAACAGATACAGTACTTGAAATTATAAACAATGCTGGTGAGTTTATTGGAATAGGAACACGCAGAGCAGAGGGATTTGGCAGATATCATGTTGAATCAATAAATTAAATGCCCCGGCGGTGATGCGAACACCAACCGGAGCCGTAACCACATTACCCAAACTAATGCGGATACAGGAATATTTTACCATTTTCTCCTGTATTACGCAAGCACAGGAGGAAAATATTTATGAACATTGAAAACCAGAAGGACAAGCCAACATGGGAAGGGCTGGAGCAGTATTTTGCTGTAGAGGTAATAGAGCAGAGCAAGAGGAATGCAAAGCATTGGTTTATAGCGTTTCTGGTAACGCTGGCGGCGCTGATAGGCACCAATGCCGCATGGCTTTATACTGCGGGTACATATGACTATGTTTCCCAGGATGGCGCTGGACTGAACAACATCAACACAGGAACGCAAGGAGATTTAGAGAATGGGACAGAGAGCCAGGATTAAGAAAAACGGCAAGAGCCGGGGAATCAAGAGGAAGAGAAGGAGATAAACGATGTACATTAATCCATTTTTTGCAGGAGTTGTTTGCACTGTTTTTGCAGATATACTAATAATTATAGCAATAGCGCTTTACCAGTATTTTAAGAGTTAATGGCGGTGTGTGGCACACAGGTCCAGGTTCGATTCCTGGCATAACCATGGTGGAAAGTAAGAGGGTGCCGGTTCGACTCCGGCCGCCGCCAACTTTAAAATTTTCAGAAGGAGATAAAAATGGAACGATTAACAAAGGTTGATGACCAAGGCAGACTGTTGGCTTATTCCATAAGCGATACTGGATTGCCTACAATTGTCATGAAGGGTAATCCATACCGCGAATTAATCGAGAGATTGAAAGCCTATGAGGATACCGGCCTGACGCCGGAGGAGATTCTGGGCAGAAAGATGCTGGCCGGTTGGATTCCGGTGGAGGAGCGGTTGCCAAAGCGAAAAGAGTGGATAGTGACCGATGGCGAAGAACATTACCTTCGGAGATTAGAAGTCGCTGTAGCGAGTGATACTCTTGAATACTTTTTTGTATCCTATGATGGATATAAATGGTTTGATAAGTTTGGACGTACTTACGGAAATGTTGTAGCATGGAAAATCCATGAGCCATTAAATCCACAAAACTGAAATTAAGGAGGAAGTAGAGTGAAATCTAAGAAGCCGTCAGAATGGCAAAAGGACAGTATCCGGTTGCTGATAGAAGAAGCCAAAATAAGAAATAACTTTGATGATAATGAGCTGGCCTTATATTTGGGGTTTTGTACAAGCTCGTTTAGAGAGCGTAAAGCCAACCCTGAAAAACTGACCATAGAAAAATTACAGATACTTCTGCAATTGACCGGAAAGGAGATGAAATTTGTTGAAACAGCTTGAATACATACCTGTTGGGAAAACACATTTAAGTCCACGGCAGAAAGACCGGATGATTATTCGCGGCTTGACCGCTGCGGTGATGGTCTTAAGCGGATTGTTGGTAATATGTGTGGCGGTGATATTATGAGCCGCCGCCGGAATGGAACCAACCGGGCCGGGGCAATGGTGAATGCCAGTCGGTACACCGGATATGGTAAGCCAATAAAAAAGGTCGTCAGCCTGGCAGGGATAAACGACCGAATACAAAAAACAACTCAATCTGATTATATCAGAGATTATGGAGGTTTGCAAGATGGAAGACAAGTATAAGATACTATATCACTATCTTTGGACGCGTTTTAGAAAAGAGACTGCACAAAAGGCCATAGATGCAGCTAGTACTGAGGTGAAAGAGCATTATGACCAAATATTAGAGGATATGGCTGTGATGGAGGCAGAAGTTATTTTGGAGGAATATTGTGAATAACAGTCAATGTGATTCTTGCGGATGTTTCCTTGACCCGGAACATTGGAAGGAATGTGACAAATGCCATAAGAGGGAACTTAAGCGAGTGAAAAATGTAGAAAGAATGCAGGAGTCTATCAAATCAGAGGGTCAGAATTACACTTTATATTCAGATGGAGGACAAGTAGATGAACTTATATGAAATTGATACAGAAATATTGGGTTGCGTTGACATGGAAACAGGGGAAATCATAGACGATGGACGTCTGGACCGACTCCAGATGGAAAAGGAAAAGAAGATTGAGAATATAGCTTGCTGGTACAAAAATCTCAAAGCGGAGGAGGGTGCCATTGATTCTGAAATTAATAATCTTAATGCAAGAAAAGTAGCCGCAGGTAATCAGGCCGAACGGCTTAAGGAATACTTATCTGGATATCTTGACGGTGAGAAGTTCAAAACGGCGAGAATTTCAATATCTTACCGTAAATCAGAATCGGTTGTGATTGAGGATACATCTAATATCCCTACAGAATACCTTGTTACCAAGGAGCCGGAACCGAGCAAAACCAAAATTAAAGAAGCCATAAAAGGAGGTCTTACAGTTCCAGGGGCGCATATTGAACAGAAACAGAATATACAGATTAAGTAGGTGTTGTGTATGGAAAATATTGACTTATACCAAAAGGTCCGTTCTGTCCCAGATAGCGCCAAGAAAACCATTAAGGGAGGCCGTACAAGTGGTATGACCGATATCAACCCCATGTGGCGCATAAAAGTCCTTACTGAGCAGTTCGGGCCATGTGGGATAGGATGGTATTACATACCTACACGAAAGTGGTTAGAAACATCGGGCAATGAGATAGCAGCTTTTGTGGATATCGAATTATACATAAAGGTTGACGGGGAGTGGTCTAAACCAATTCCCGGAAACGGCGGCAGCATGTTTGCATCAAAAGAGAAATCCGGCATATACGTTTCGGATGAATGCTATAAAATGGCAACTACAGATGCTATATCGGTAGCGTGTAAGCAGCTTGGGATTGGCGCGGATGTTTATTGGGATTCAGATAGAACTAAATATAACAAGCAGAATAATCCAGATTTGATTAATGAATCTGATATCAATGAAATATTCCTGGAACTGAAACGGACAGGAATAGGGATTAAGAATGTGCTATCAAAGTATGGACTGACTGATATCCATGATATGACTAATTCCCAGGCAAATGAAACAATTAAAAAACTGAAAGAGAATCCAAATAAAGAGTTAGTTATGCAGCCACCGAATGATATGCAGGACAGTGAACTACCATGGAATGACCCAAAGAGGTGATTATATGCATGAGTCAGCGAATATAACAGCATACAAGCTGGTTCCAGAGGGAACATATTTACAGATATTTATTCCTGGAAAGAATCTCACGGAACCGATTATTGAGAAGCACATGAATAGATGCAGCGTATGGCTTGACGATGGCAGACATATAAGCGCAGACCAGCGCCGAAAGATTTACGCCACAGTCAATGACATCTCCGCCTATTCTGGGAACGTGCCGGAGGTTGAGAAAGAATGGCTTAAGTATTTACATATCAACCGGACCGGATGCGGATATTTTTCACTGTCTGATTGTTCTATGGATACTGCCAGGGAATTTATCAATACTATATTGGATTATGCGCTGGAACAGGGAATACCGTTGTTGGATTTCGCTCTTAACCGTACCGATGACATAGGGCATTACCTATATGCATGTTTAAAGCTACGGAAGTGTGCCATATGTGGCCGGGATGGGGAGATACACCATGTAGATACTATCGGCATGGGTAATGACCGGAGGAAAGTTGATGATTCGGATTATCGCAAAATATGTCTATGCCGGAAGCACCATACAGAAGCGCATAACATAGGGATGATAGATTTTGAGAGCAAATATAAAGTATATGGAATCAAATTTGAGGAGAATTAGATGGAAAAGTATTACATAGTAACGACTGACAGTCCAATTTATAAAGAGTACATAGATTATAAGGCCATGTCAGAAAAGGTAAATACTGCGTTTACGGAGTTCGCAAAAGAGCAAGGTTTTGAAACTCATGAATATTATCAATCAGCAGAGAGGTTGTACATTTGTCCAACGGGTGGCGATATTGATAAGTTTGGAAAGTATTTTAAGAAGGATACACCGGGCTTGTTTAAGAAAAATTCTTTACCTGCAAAAGCATGGGTTAATAAATGCAAGGCGCTAGGGTTGAAATCACCGCACAAACCTATTTTATCATTTGAATTTAGGGTATTTGGTCGGACAAGCAGCAGAATGTTTATGATAAACAATGTATTGTATGCAAGTTTTAAAGCAGATTGTGATTTTGACAACCTAGCAGGATTTAAAGAGTTAACGGCAAGCGAATTTTTTAAGGTTATCGAGGAATACGAAGAATCTTTGAAAAAGTAAACTGAAATCAGTATCAATGCCAATAGGCTGATACATACAACAGAAATTAGTACTGGTCAGATTGCTAATATGTCACGATATACTTTCTGACCCTGGGCCGGGACCTATCAAACCTCCTTTACCCGGCCCGAAAGGAGGGATTATTTGAAGAATAAGCGAACTGTTAGTGAAGAAGTTCAAGCAAGAGTATATAATGCGCTCCTTGTAGGGAAAGAGAATGCATTGAACAGAGATGAACTGGTATCCAAGATAGGGGAATCGGATAGAGATATACGAACCGCCATTGAGATATTAAGGCACGATAAAGTGATTCTTACATTGCCAACAGGGAAAGGTTACTATATACCCCGTGACGATGCACAGGGACGGCAAGAAACAGAGAAATGGCTTGTCAGCCAGAATAATAGGACTAAGAGCATAAAGGCAGCAGAACGTGGCGCACAGCTGTTTATAAGCCGGAATAAGAAAAAAGACAAAGGTATTCCCGGACAGATTAGTATGTTTGGAGCCGGGTTATGAGAGATAGTGTTGTATTTTATCGCAGCTTCTGGGAAGCCATTAAGCAGCTGCCGGAAAAAGAAAGATTGGAATCTCTTACAGCAATCTTAGAATATGGACTTGATGAAATAGAGCCTAAATCAGCAGGTGTTGCATCAGCAATGTTTTTAATGGCAAAACCACAAATTGATGCGAATAATCGTAGATACCAAAACGGAACCAAGGGTGGTAGGCCAGTAACCAAAACAGAACCAAACAATAACCTAGAATCCAATTATAATAAACCAAGTGATAACCAAACCATAACCAAAGCAAAACCTAAGGAAAAGGATAATGTAAAGGAAAAGGATAATGTAAATGATAATAATAAAAAAACATTTACTCCACCTTCGGTGTCGGATGTGTTTGATTATTGCAATTTGAATGGATATGGTATTGACCCAGAGAGTTTCGTTGATTTTTATGCATCTAAGGGATGGATGGTTGGGAAAAACAAAATGAAGGACTGGAAAGCCTCGGTAAGAACATGGGCTAGAAGCCAGCGGCAGGAATTGACCGCCAAAGGCAGTAAAAACCAGTTTCACAATTTTGACCAACGAGACACCGATTATGATGCATTGATGCTAAAACAGGTACAGGACTGGGTAGGGGAGAAACAGGATGAAGGAAATACATAAAAAAATACTGATGTTTGCAAAGCGATATATGCTGGAGCATGATTATCCACCCACAACCAGAGAAATAGGAGAGGGGGTTGGATATACGTCAAGCTCTACGATTTGGGGATATTTACGTGATATGAGGGATATTGGTTTGATTAATTACACAGAAGAATGCCCTAGAACTATAACAATTCCAGGGATGCATTATACGGATACGCAAGATAACATCACAGAAAGGGGAAAGCAAAATTCCGGATAACAAAATAAAGAGCCAATATTTGGAAAATTCAGAGCGTCAGAGAATGGCGGCTATCAAGGATATGGAGCGCAATCCATCCCCTATGACAAAAGCATTTTTAAGACCAGCTTATGATGGGGCGGAGGCGTGTCCAATTTACTGTAGACGGCCTAGTAAGGCAAACACGTATTTAGTGAACTAATAAATTACCAAAAAGTGCAGATGTATCAAATGATTAATGTGAGATAGGAGCGGTGGTAAAATGACAGATTTAAAAAAGATTGCTGGTGCTTTTGGGATGAATGTTAGCAAGCTGGCAGGCACATTAGGATACACCAAGCAAGGCTTATACAATGCAGTGCAGGTGCATAAATCGGGTAATAGGATGTACGCAGCACTTAGGCTACTGGCACAAGACAGTGACCAGATGTACCAGATGGACCAGCAAAGGGCTGAATTGGATAGGAAATGTCGGGAAGATGCCATCGATGAAATGGCAGAGGCGTGTGGTTTGATCAGTCCGGTAAAACGGAAATAAGCACGAATTTAGCGGAGGGAAAAGCATGGGACATAATTGGTTGAGCAAAGGTGATCCGGTATATTATAAGTGCGCCATTATGGGATTACTGGAAGAGGCGCGAGAGAATGGTTTAGACATATCGCTTGGAAAAGACGGCACGAAAACCAAGTTGTATTTTAAAAGCAGAAACCCAGAAGAATGTGCCGAAGCAGTGATATTTAGCACGGATTTTGAAAAGGAGTAAACCATGAAATGTGTACTGAAATATCCAGGAGCAAAGAACCGCATTGCTGACTGGATATGCGGATATATACCACCGCATGAAGTGTACCTGGAGCCATACTTTGGAAGCGGGGCCGTGTTTTTTAACAAAACTCCGGCCAGAATCGAAACAGTGAATGACCTGGATGGGAATGTAGTCAACTATTTTAGAGTTATCCGGGAGAGGCCACAGGAGTTGATGACCCAGCTGGAGATGACGCCCTATAGTAGGGATGAATATTATGGTTCCCGTGAAAATTTAGATAAGGATACGGATATAGAAAAGGCAAGAAAGTTTGCGGTAAGGTGTTGGATGGGGTATGGGGCCAGTAACTCCTATTTCAGCGGATTCAGGAGTAGCCAACAAACCAGAAGCCCTTATACCACAAAAGAATGGAGAAATTTGCCGGAGAGATTATTGGCAGCTGGGGAACGTTTAAAGAATGCGCAGATTGAGAATCTGCCAGCAATAGAACTGATTAGACGGTATGATACGCCGGATGTATTTATGTATGTTGACCCTCCTTACTTACATGGGACACGGAAAAATTATCTTTACCGGTATGAGATGGAAGACGATGAACATATTGAACTGTTGAAACTGCTTGTGGAGCATCCGGGAAAGGTACTGCTATCTGGCTATGACAATGACCTGTATAACCAGATACTTATAGGATGGAGGAAGGTTAGCAAGAAGACACAGGCAGAGGCTGGGATACCCAGGGTTGAAACTTTGTGGATGAATTATGAGATAGGTCAGGTAGAGTTACCGTTGGGCCTGTAAATCGTTATAAAGAAGGTGCGAAATGAATCTTAGTCCCACAATGATGCAGGTTACAGAACAAATGGAATTGCACGGTGAACTGATAAGATATCCTGGAGGATTTTGGTCTTGGCGAGACGTCGAAATCAAACGCGAGATTCCTGTATGGTATTGTGACGTGAAAACTCTTAGAGCACTGGGAAAAAGAGGTATTGTCAATCTTGATGAAACCAAGAAAATTTGTAAGCTAAATCGATAGCTGGCACATCGGCTATACGGTGCAAGGACGAACGAGGGACCTTGTAAAAAAATCTCTGGAGCAAAAACCAGATAGACAATAAAAAAGAGGGTGAGCTGATAACGCGCCGAGAAAGCAACGGGAGCGCCATGCCAAAGTTGGACGGCAGCCGGGGCCGTTGATTGGGCCAAAGCCAAAGCTGGGAGCCAGTACCGGCAATTATTCAAAATCGATGTTTTGAGGAGGAAAAAAACATGGAAAATCAATTGCATGAGTTGAAAATATATAAAAAGTATTTCAATGCCATTCTGGATGGAAGGAAGAAATTTGAAATTAGGAGAAATGACAGGGGATTCCAGGTTGGGGACAATGTCATTTTAAGAGAATGGGATAATATAAAATATTCCGGAAGAACCATATATGCAACAATAACCTATGTTTTAGATGATAAGTTCATAGGATTGTCAGATGGATATGTGGCATTCGGACTTGAGGTTAATGACTACAATTAAACTTTTCGTTATTTGGAGGAGGAATGAACGTGGATAGATTAACGATACCGGATGAACCTATAGAAGGTGGAATGAGACGGGCGGTAGTCGATGCAAGGGCGGTAAAAGAGCAGGCTATGACGCTTTATTGGAAACTAAAAAAGTATGAGGACACTGGCCTGGAGCCAGATGAGATTTTGACTGGTGTGCAACTGGCTGAAATAGCTTGTTTGCAAATCCGGTACAAGAAAAGGCAGGAACTGCTTAAACGTGCTGCTGAATGTATAAGAGGCTGTTATGGACGGGAAACGGAGTTGTCAGAAGCAATCAGGAAAGAGATAAATTAAGGTTTTGAGAATAAAAAAGAGCCTTGCGGCCCTGCCCGACGTTTTACAAAGGTGAGGAATTACAACCTCACAAGGGTCTACTGGCGGCTTTGCGTTCCCTGTTATTTAATTTGATTATAGCATTTTTTTGAAAATTACACAATAGCAATATTAGGATTTACCAAACCAGAAAGAAGGGTATCTATGAGCGTAGAAGTAAGAGCGGCGGCAACTATACTGTCGCAAATAAGAGGGGCAAGAGGCATTACCATGGTGTCGATTGATGTAATCCAGGCAGAGGCAGCAGTAAAGGCATTGAAAAAGCAAATTGCCACAGCGCCAAGTAATGTAAAGAGTATTAAGTTCACAGGAAGTATCAGGGAGCAATTAAAAAACGGAATTTGCCCTTGTTGTAATAATTCAGTTAACACAGATGATGATTATAAAGTCTGTTCTGAATGTGGGCAAAAGTTAGACTGGTAAACTGACATTTTCCGACCCCAAAAAGTAAATAGAGGAACACATATATGCACAGAATAAAAACTGAGCGGTGGTCAACCGCCAAGATGAATCCACCGCTCCCGTAAATACGTCTGAGTATATTATATCTCACTCAGACGTGAAAATCAATACGAATGAGGAGGATATAATTATGAGTACACAGACAATTAAAGCTGAAATAATCAACAATGTACTGGTAGCAATGTCCTTATATATCATGGAGCAACAGACTCTTACCATTCTGCAAAATGTAATGCAGCAGGAATTGGTAAGGGTAAATATGGAGGAAATAACTACTCTTCCGGCAGAAAGAAAAGATGATATAAGCCAGCGGAATCAGTACATAATACAATTGTTCCTGATTAAAAAACGCGATTTGGCAAAAGGAACTAAACAAAACTATCTTAATGCCATACGAAGATTGCTGACAGAGATAAGCACAAAATCACTGGACCAGATGGATACCACTGATATTGATTGGTATTTATCGCGGTATGAAATTAGAAATGTATCTGCCGGGGGAAAGAAAAACCAGCCTAGTACCTATAATAACGAGCGCAGATTTCTGTCAGCATTCTTCGCATGGATGCGCCTTGAAAAGCTTATTACAGATAATCCGGTAGAGTCTATACCAGCTAAAAAAGTACCCATTAAACCAATTGATTACTACAGCCCAGAAGAATCTGCAAGGTTAAGGGATGCGTGCAAAAATATCCGCGAGAGGGCCTTGCTGGAGGTACTTCGAAGTACTGGAGCCAGGATAGGGGAGATTGCAGAAATAACTCTGGACCAGATAGACATGAGAACCGGCGATATTTGGATACAGGGAGAGAAAGGCGGAAGATATCGGACTATCTATCTGGATGATGATGCGCGTCATTATTATGGACTGTATTTGGACAGCAGGAGAGATGATTGTGTATATATGTTCCCGCGCTCCAGAAAACCGTATGGGAAAATGACCACTTGTGGATTCCGGGCAATATTGAAAACCATAAAAAAGAGGGCTGGACTGACATGCCGGGTATATCCGCATAAGTCACGCAAGACACTGGGAATGAATCTGAAGAACAGAGGCGTTGATATTGGGACTATACAGGAGATTATGGGACATGCAGACCCAGGAGTTACGGCACGTTATTATGCACAGTCTAACCCGCGCACTCTTCGTTCAGTAAGGGAAAGAGTTAATGTGTAGGAAGGAGGGCTATGAGGACCAGGGACAAGAACTATAGTGATTATGGAATTACGGAGGATGAAGCCAGACGCATAAAAGAATACTGCCAGACCGCCAGCGTAGAAGATAAGCTAACATTGTTCCAGTGTGCCATATCCTCCGCTCCTGGCCTGGAAGTAGAAATATATGAGAGCCTTGTAGGTAACATCGGATATGACAAGCTGAGTAAGAGGAAGAACATACCAATTAAACGGGATGATTTTTATGGGTACCAAAGAAAGACGCTGGATGAATATAGGAGATTAATGACATTGTTTGGGAGGTGGAAAGGATGATTAGCACTGATAGTAATAGCTGAGTATCCATTAAGTGGGTATATTTATCGATACGGAAATTATTTTGATAAAAAGTGGATGCAAGTAGGAAAAATGGACGGATATGCTTAAATGTGGGGACGATTTACATTAACCACACATTTTTGTATTGTTGTACCATGTCTTCTCCTTTACTTTTAGTCATACAAGTATTATATATTATATTTGACAAATTTACAAGTATATTCTGCGAATGCAATGTTTTTGTCTAGTAGGCTTTCTATATTCGGATTTCTGTAGGACACGTTTGTTTCTTTGGGAAGATAAGGACGGGGCGCCGCGCTGGCCAGGGCTGGCGGAGTAAAATAAACTTGATTTCCTGCCCCATCTGTTATATACTATAGTCAGTGGAAGATGGGGCCAGTAATTGTCACCGCTTCCCAAACTGAGCGGCGCGGGTAGAAATAAGTTATATTATATTTATGATTTCATATTTTAAGTTTCAGAGACGTTATATCATCCCTGCGGATTGAAAAAAATTGTATGAGATTTTCAGCGGTACAAAAATAAGGCCAGGGAATAAATCCTTGGCCTTATTTTTGCTTCCGAGGTTGTGTCGGAAGAATTTTAGATCAATCAGAAGAATGCTGGATTTACACTGAAAATATGTATATCTTCCATGACTCCCTTATGACGCTCTATTTTTTTGGGATTTTTTGGGTCACCGAATGTAATGGTGATACCGTCACCATCATCAGACCAACTCAATATATTGTCTACGGTTTCTGTTGCAGTAGGATGCTGCTTGGTGTAATAGATTTTTGCTGAATACATAATTATCCCCTTTCTTTAGTTATTCTTATTTACAATTGTTACTTCCATGCATAATAAATCGGAAAAGGTCCCTCCAATTCAGAATCTTTACCCTTCTGATATTCAGAAAGGAATGATTCTGCTGTTTTTTTATCCACAGGAACCATACCATCCCTATACCATGGTAGCGCGAAATCTTTATCATAAAATTTAATAGTAAAAAAGTAATTTGAATCTGTATCGCATATAAGTGTGATACGATTAATTTTATAATCTGAGTTAGGCATAAAACCATATATGGTTGCAAGCTTAGAATATTTTTTCATTTTCATTTCCTCACTTTCTCCCTTGGAAGCCGCCAGGGGACGGATGAATGATATGTTTATCTTCCGATGTACTGTCTGTTGGCTGCGTCTACATCGTCATACTTACCAACAATATACTGGTTAGTTACTAAATCTACGTAACCGCATTTGTAGGAGCCTTTGCCGCGGCCATTTGCGGTGAAGCAGTTGATGGTGAGGTACGCCCTCTTGGCCCCTTCCTTTTCCCACTTCTTTACAGCTACCCGGCGGTCAACGCCAGCATTGATGTGGTAATCCCCATAAGCCATAGCCTCAAGGTTTGCCTTTAAAGCATCAACTAAATTTTCCTTCATTTCCTTTGCTTCCTTCCATGCCTGCCTGAGTGCGGCGCTCATTGTCATTGCTGTTTCCCTTACTAATTCCCATGCTCTTTTCATTATTTTTGATAAATTATATTTCTTCATTATTGTTCCTCCTGTTTTTGTTTTCCGTTCTTTTAACTTCTGACTACATTATATCACTAATATTCGTGAATGTCAATATAAAAAATCACCTTTTTTAGAGAAAATATTTGACAATTGTTTACACCTGGTTTATTATAGAAGGAGATAGTATGAAAGGGGGAAATGGAATTGCTAGAATATAAAATCGATATAATAGAGGAACTAAAAAAGGCAGGAGTTAATACAACAATAGCTAAAGAAACAGGCGTATTCGGACAATCCACAATGCGGAAATTTAGAGAAAATGACACATCAATTTCTTTAGATAATCTTAATCGCTTGTGCTGCATCCTTGAAATGCAACCACGAGACATTATTAAATACATTGAAACCGTGGAGGATAGAGAAAATATAATATCTAAAATCCGTGAAAAACAGATTGACAATCACGAATAATAGTGATATAATAAAGATAGTTAAGGAAGGCAAGGTCCTTAACAATAAGGAGGAAAGAAGGACATGCAAGAAAACATGGCTATATCGGAAAAAGAACTTAAATTACTAATGAACTTTATCAAGGATGATTTACAAGAAGCAAAAGACGAGCAGGAGACAGAAAAGAGAAACCAAAAGATTGACAGAGTATTGGAACATATTCAGCAGTACTTAGAAGATTAAAAAAGTCCCGTAAGGGACAGAACAAGAACCAAAGGAGGGCGGGCTTGCCACCGCTCCCTCGATTCAAATATAAGTATAGCAAAAGGTAAATCATTAATCAAGGGAGGTTTACACATGAAAACTTTTAAGGGATATATAAATTATGGATGTCTGGCTGCTGAGAAACGTCCGGTATTTACCGGAGGAAATCCCCATCCGACAGCAACAGAAAGTGAACCAGTGGAATACACGGTACCAGAAGGATGGCTCTGTGATGAAACCGAAACAGGAATAGTATTAACAGCTCCATGGGGGTGGACCTATTCTCCAAATGAATTGTTAGAGGGAAAAGAAAATCCATATTTCCATGCTATTAATAAGGATGGGAATGAAATGCGAACAAAATTAGAATGGAGGAACATATGATATGAAAAATGCTAACGTATTTAATTTAGGCAAATTTTTTGCTTATGCAGAGGATGTACAGATAGCGTATGATTTAAAGAAAGGACATCCCGCATCCCAAACAATAGGAAGAGAATTTTACGAAAGGGTATCTCATGGATACATGACCGCCGCAGATGCTGTTAACAAGATGACAGATAAGATTAAAGACTACGAATCTTATCTGAGTAAATTAAACGATTCAAAAATAGATGAAATGCTAAACGGAGGGAAAAAAATATTATCAAACATCCATTTTGATGAAATGCCTCAGAAGGTGACTGAATCCGATGAAATAGCAGCTCTATTTGCAGTTGGATTTATGTCCGGGGGAAAGCCAATAGAAAGTTAATAAAAAACTAAAAACAAGAAACCAGGACCAGACACGAAAAAGCAAGGGGAAAATATGAAACAGCAGAAGAAAACTAAGTCTATAGGCGAGAAAATGAAATCCACGCATACATACCAGCGGCAGGAGGAAATCCTGCTGGACTGGGCTGATGCCTGGGAGAAGGATTTCAACAGGACCCACGACCTGATAAGGCTGGCAATAAAGGAACGGGATATAGGCTCCGCCATGCGGTACAGCGACCAGCTTAGGGCGTTGACCGAAAAGCGGTTCCAGGCACTGGAGAACATCATCCATAAGGTCTGTGACCCGGAACGCATTATGAAGGACGCCGAATCCAATGATTATATTGTGATGAAGCGCTTATACGAGCAGTGCCGAGGGATGGATATCCACGATACATTGGACTTGATTTTCAAGGCGGAAACGGATGAGGAGAAGGAATTTTTCTCAATCATAAGTGATTTCCTGATGCAAATCAAGCAGAGGGAAGTGATAGAGAATAAAGGGTTTTAGAATCGATATATGCCCGGCCTGATGGGGCCGGGTTTTCTGCATCAAAATAATACTTTTTCGTATTAATATAAATAGACTTTGGATGCTAATATCATTACCACACCCATGTGTAGAATAATGTGGGGACGATTTGCATTAACCACATATGATAAAATTAGTATAAGACTATTATACCACATGGGGTAAAAACATGATTATTAATCTATTAAAGAGATGCTGCGAAAACTGTATTCATATTAATGCAAAAGCCGAAAATGAAACTGAATTATATAGAAACATGATGGATTCTAATATTACGAGAAAAACAACAGCAACCGTATGGTGTTCACATATGGAAGTATGTAAAGAATACCGTGAGGCAAAAAGAAAAGATGAATCTTAATTCGATTATGAAAAAGCTCCAGCGTGCCATATTGCAGACCAGACTTGTAATCAAGATATCCACCAATCAATTCTACAGCGAGGAACAGGGGCGCATGATAACCATATGGATATTAACCACCCCTGTGCTGCAGCAGGATAAGCATGGGGAGTGGAAAACAAGGGATTATGAAATACTGCGGAGTGCATCGGGGATTGAGATTGTGAAGTGCTTGCAGGAGATATGGGAGGCGGTGAAGGGATGGGAAAAATAATAAAAACTAATTTTGATAAAATATGTTCCGATATAGAATCAGCTGCCGATATAATTATGAATATTGGAGAAAGTGCATCTGTCGCATGGACAAAAGAACAATTAATTGGATGGCTTGAAAGTGATATAGAACAGGATGGCGATTAAGTGGAGCTTACACCGAAGCAGAAAGCGTTTGCAGATTATTACATAGAGTGCGGGAAAGTAACTGAAGCTGCTGTCAAAGCTGGATATAGCAAAAAGACAGCAGCAAAAATAGGCAGCGAGAACTTGAAGAAACCAGACGTTTCTGCTTATATAGCTCAACGCCAATCACAAATTGACTCCGAACGTATATGCTCTATTAAAGAAATACAAGAGTTTCGTAGTAGGATTGTAAGAGGAGAAGAAAAGGACCAGTTTGACCTTGATGTAGCAACGATAGATAAGCTTAAGGCTGCAAGTGACCTGGAAAAAGCATTACGAATAAAAGAAGCCGAGGATGAACGTAAAAAACAAGAAGAAGCAGCAAGAAATGCAAAAAATTATCATCTTGATTTACATAATATACCGGATAACTTTCATCCTACTGTTAGAAAAATAAGAAACCAAGAATACACAGAATTTACTTTTAAGGGTGGACGTGGAGGAGCCAAATCATCAGTAATTGCAATGATGATTATTGAGATTTTAAAGAATAATCACGATGTTCACGCGCTTGTATGCCGTAAGGTATATGGAACTATAAAGGATAGTGTATATGCAAAAATAAAGTGGGCTATACAGAAGCAAGGGCTTGATGCAGAATTTAATTCTACAGTTAGCCCGTATGAAATTACACTTAAGTCCACAAAACAAAAAATATATTTTCGTGGTGCAGACGACCCTACAAAGATAAAATCAATTACGCCAGAATTTGGATATATTGGCTGTCTGTGGCTAGAAGAATTAGACCAATTTGACGGACCGGAAGAAATGAGAAGTATTCGACAGTCTGCCTTAAGAGGTGGAAAACTTGGATTTATGTTTGAATCATTTAATCCTCCAATTAGTAAATCAAATTGGGCTAATAACTATGCAGCGGAACCAAAGGAAAACAGGATTGTACATCACAGTACATATTTAAGTGTGCCGAAGGACTGGCTTGAAAAGCCGTTTATAGAAGAAGCAGAGCATCTTAAAGAAGCAAAGCCAGAAGCATATAAACATGAATATCTTGGGATACCTATTGGACTTGGAACAGAGATATTTAAGTATTTAGAAATAAGAACCATAACAGACGAAGAAATTAAAAGGCAAGAAAAGATATACCAAGGACAAGACTGGGGATGGGAGCCAGACCCAAAAGCCTTTATACGATGTTCATATAGTCATGCAACAGAAAAAATTATGCTCATTGACGAAATGGGAGGTCCGCTTATTCGTGTGTCAGAAATGGCGCAAAAGATTTTAGATGCAGGATATGATGATTATACCATTTACTGTGGAGCTGATGAAAAAGAACATACAAATGATTTTAGAGATGCAGGATTACCCGCCAGAATGGCTATCGTAGGACCTGGAAGTGTAAGGCGTACATTTGAATGGCTACAATGCAGAACTATTGTTATAGACCCTGCAAGAACGCCAAAAGCGTATAAAGAATTTGTGGAATATGAACATGATGTGGATAAAAACGGAGAAGCAATTGACAATTACCCGGACCACGATAATCACTGGATTGACGCTCTTCGTTATGCCACAAGCCCGTTGTCAATGAGAAGGGGGAACAGTGCATAATGAGTGATTTTTTAAAGTTTTTCGATGATAAAGTAAACAAGTATCCTATGCATATGAATATATATTATTCAAAAATTACAGATTGGGGTATTCACATTTGGAAAAAAGGGTGTGGAGAAAGTGGAAAAGACATTGAAATATTGAACGTGCAGGATTGTGATATGGAATTGTGTTTTGCAAAAGCGCATGTTGAATTGAAAGAATGGTTTTGCGAGAACGAGGGCGGGTATTAATAGTGAGTGAAATTGTAAAAATACTTCCAGCAAATGAACGATGCCAGATATGCCGTAAGAATAAAGCGGAATTCCTTTGTGATATGCCGACAGGAAGAATGAGAACATTCCATTTGAAAAATGAAGATGGAAGTACTGATTATGAAAATAGCTTTAGGTGGTTTACTAATACATGCGACAAGAGCATATGTAGCAAATGTGCAACCGATATTGCGGGAGATATACATTTCTGCAAAAAGTGCATAGAAAAGTTAAAGCAAGTTATAAGGTGAGTAAATGGGACTAATAACATGGGCTAAAAAGGTGATAGGAATGATATTCAAACGACAGGCAGAAGAGGATTTTAATGTTGAATCAGTGGTATCCCGGGAGATGGAAAGCAAGATTGCAGAGTGCGCCAATATCTACCGGGGTACTCCCTATTGGGTGAATGCTGACGATAACGTTAAGACAATCAATTTTGCAAAGGCTATATGCTCCGAGACGGCCCGGCTTGCCACGTTGGCTATTGGGATACAGATTGATGGGAGTGCGCGGGCGACATGGCTCCAGGAGCAGATTGATAAGATATATTTCCAGATTAGGCACTGGGTAGAATATGGTATGGCCTACGGCACAATCATACTCAAACCCAATGGTAAGGGACTGGACATATTCACACCGCAAAATTTTATTATTACAGACTGCGACAATGATGGTATCTATGGGATTGTGTTTAAGGATAGCTACAGCGAAAACAAGAAATATTACACCCGGTTTGAATATCATAGGTTTGTTGAGGTCAAAGATGGAGACAATAACTATTACCCCTATTACATATCCAATAAAGCCTATGTTTCAAGTTCGGCAAACAGTTTAGGCGAACCTATTCCATTAAACAGAACTAAATGGGCCGACCTTATGTCGGAAACCCCGCCAATTTTAAAATCAAACAGAGGAAAACTGGATGGTCCCATGTTTGGCGTACTCCGTACTCCACAGGCTAACAATGTGGATATTTCATCACCTTTGGGATTACCAATGTTCGCAGAAGCAATCGAGGAATTAAAAGACCTTGATATAGCATACAGCCGAAATGTTGGTGAAATATTTGACAGTGAGAAGATTATATTGGCAGACGACCAGCTGATGTTTGGAAGCGGTACAAACATTAAAGGTCGTTATGCTGGCATGAGCAATGAAAAGCTTCCTCATTATGTTAAAAATGTATTTGGAAATGGAACAGAGTCTTTCTATCAGGAGATTGTTCCATCGTTGAATACTGATATCAGAATTACCGGAATAAACAACCTACTCTCATTTGTGGGATTTAAGTGTGGATATTCCAATGGGTATTTTGTGCTTGATGAAAAAACAGGAATGGTCACAGCCACACAGGTAGAGGCTGACGACAGGAGAACCATACAGCTAATCAAGGATGTGCGCGACAAACTGGAAAGTTGTCTTGACGGGGCAATATATGCGCTCAATGTATATGCTGACCTGTACGGACTGGCACCAGCCGGAAACTACGAAATAACATATGATTTTGGGGACATTACATACAACCGTGAAGAGGACCGGGCAAGATGGTGGCAGTATGTTGTGCAGGGAAAGGTGCCGGCCTGGATGTATTTTCGGAAGTTTGAAGGATTATCTGAAGAAGATGCAAAAGCTATGGTAAAGGAAGCACAGCCGAAGGATGGACCTAGGATGTTTGAGGAGGAATAAATTGAGAAGCTTATTAATTTGGATAGTATTCAATATACCACTTGGTCCATTTGCCCCGAAAGTATTTGAATGGTCGATTAGACATAAGGGAAAGAAGGAAGAGTAAATGTTAAGCCCTGAGTACCTTGCAAGAATCGAAGAAGGAAGCGAAGAAATAGCCTCACAACTCCATACATACATTATCCGTCACATAATAGACCGCATGATGATACGTATTGGGCGCGGATATGATTACCTGCTTACATCCTCTGACCGATGGCGTATACAGATATTGCAGGATGCAGGATATTTGCTAGAGGATATAACAGCAGAGTTATCCAAATACACCAAGCGGCAGGAAAAAGAAATCAAGGCGGCTATGGAGGAGGCCGGCATAAAGGCGTTGGAATACGACCATAAGATATATGAGGCCGCCGGCTTGTCCCCTATGCCGCTGACACAATCACCGGCGCTTATCCGGCTGATGGAGCGGAATTACAGGGCCACACTGGGCGAGTGGAACAATTACACCAGAACCACCGCAGAGGCCGCACAGAGGCTTTTTCTGAACGAATGTGACCTCGCTTACAATAAGGTGTTGAGCGGCGCTGTAAGCTATTCACGGGCCGTCAAAGAGGCAGTTGATAATGTAGTATCTGGTGGAGTGATAGTACAATATCCATCGGGACACAAAGATACCATAGAAACTGCTACGGCACGCGCGGTACGCACCGGGGTAGCCCAGGCTACAGGCGATATCTCGATTAAGCGCATGGAGGAAATGAACTGGGATATCATACTGGTGTCAGCACACATCGGAGCCAGAACGGGGGATGGTGGTCAGAATCCAGGAAATCATTTATGGTGGCAAGGGCAGTTTTATAGCAGGACCGGAAGTGATAGGCGCTTTCCTCCATTTTCCCAGACTGGATACGGAACAGGTGAAGGGTTGTGTGGATGGAACTGCCGCCATAGTTTTGGAAGCGGGGACGGGGTAAACAATCCGTACAAAGACATCCAGACCGCAGACAACTATAAGGTTGAGCAATTAGAAAAACGACAGAGAACACTTGAACGGCGAATCAGAAAGACCAAACGTGAAGTCATGGGAATGCAAGAGGCAGTAGATAAGTGCAAGGATGAACCGGCTAAATTTGAAATGCAGCTTGAACTTGACCGTAAATCATATCTGTTACAGCGGCAGAATAAGGCATACAACGAATTTTGTAAAACGAACGACTTGCGCACCCAGCAAGAACGGTTACAGATTGCCAGATGGAACCGGGAGCAGGCGGCAAAGGCTAGGGGCGCAGCGCGGCGGTATCAGAATGCGAAAGGAAAAAAAGAATGAGCAGATGGAAACTATTCAATCCTAATCCACGCAATCAGCGTGTGGGGGATTGCCCAATCCGGGCTATAACCAAAGCCCTAGATAGCGACTGGGAAACGGTATTTGCAGGTGTAACCGTTTGCGCCTGTGCTTTATCTGATATGCCGTCTGCAAACCATGTATGGGGGTCCTACTTGCGGCAGAATGGATTCAAACGGTACATAGTGGATGACCATGGACAGGATATATACACGGTCGAGAATTTTTGTCAGGATAATCCTACGGGAACATACATATTAGCAATTACAGGGCATGTGGTGTGTGTGCAGGATGGTTATTACTGGGACACATGGGACAGTGGGCAGGAGATACCAATATACTACTGGGAAAGGCGATAACTTATGGAAACATTAAACTCTATTATGGTTGTATGTGGTTGGCTTATTACTCTTGGAGGCGCAGGAACCGTAATATATAAATTGTTTCACCCGGCATTTAAGCTAAAAAACAGAGTGGATAAATTAGAAATAAATGTGGAAAAGGATTATAAATCTATCCAAGAAATAAGAGATATGCAATCTCTTTTATGCCAGGGAATGATAGCATTAATTGATAATCGTATAACCGGTAACAACATAGAGGGTTTAAAAAAAACCAAAGAAGCTATGATAAAGCATTTGTCAGAGGGTATTTAAGGAGCGTTGCTTTGAAGGTATATGACTTTACAGTGCCAGAACTAAATTATTTTCGTACATATTGTAACTTTACGGATGAAGAACGGGCGCTGTTTGAGTACCGGGCTAAAAATTATCCTTTGGAATATTGCGCTGAACTAATGAATGTAAGTGTATCCACAGCCAAGAGATTGAGCCGAAAAGTCAACAATAAAATAATTAGAGTATGCTGATACTTGCATGATACTTTTATAAGTCTTTGACGAACTGTCAGAGGCTTATTTTTTATGGGATAATTGGATTATAAAAGAACGGAGGGGATATAATGCCGCAACCATTTATCAATCCAAACTATCTGAATACATATCCAAATGCATACCCATATCAGCCGCAGATGCAACCACCTATGGACCGATTGCAACAGCTACAGGCACCATATCAGATGCAACAGCAGACGCAAGTTCCGCAGGTTCCTCAGACGAATCAGGGTATCTTATGGGTACAGGGAGAGGCCGGGGCAAAGTCATATTTAGTAGCGCCCAGCACATCTATATTGCTGATGGACAGCGAAAATGAGTATTTTTACATTAAGACGACCGATGCGGCAGGAATGCCAACGCTTCGCACTTTTGAATATAAAGAGATTGTCAATGGTCAGAAAAAAGAATCTGTACCGGCTGAAAATCTGGATGAAAAGTATGTTACCAGAAACGAGTATCAGGATTTAAAGGCAAAATATGATGAATTGTACGGCCTTTTAGAATCCAGCACAGCTCCAAGCGGAAAGGGGAAATAATATATGAATCCATTATTTAGCATGTTGGGCGGCGGTTCACCAATGGGTGGCATGATGCCTGGAATGGGAGGCGGAAATAACCCAATGCAAATGATTCAGAAATTTATGGAATTTAAAAACAACTTTAAAGGTAATCCCCAGGAAGAAGTACAGAAAATGCTACAGTCGGGGCAGATTACCCAGGACCAGCTTAATCAAGCACAGCAGATGGCCCAGCAGTTTCAGCAGATGCTTGGCGGAATGAAAAAATAGTACATAAATCAATGCGCATGATTTTGTAAATATATTTTAAAAGGAGTAAATTTTATGGAAAGTGGTTACTCTTTAGCGGACATTGCAGCCGCTACAGGAAACGGAAATAACAGAAATGGTGATGGTATGTGGGGCGATTGGATTTGGATTATCGTTCTCTTCCTGTTCGCCGGGGGAGGCTGGGGCAATGGCTTCGGCGGCAACGGTGCAAATGGAGCGGGACTCCAGGGTCTTGCAACCAGAGCAGATATCAATGAGGGTTTTGCTTTGAACGGTATAGAAAACGGAATTAGAGGTATCCAGCAAGGTATCTGTGACAGCACATACGCTCTGAACAACACTATTACCAGCGGATTTAACGGTGTTGACCGTAGCTTATGCCAGATGGGCTATCAGCTCCAGGATTGCTGCTGCCAGACACAGCGCGCTATTGATGGCGTAAACTACAATCTGGCTACACAGTCTTGCGACACCAGAAATACCATTCAGACTGCAACCAGGGATATCCTGGACAATAATAACAGCAACACCAGGGCTATCCTTGACTTCCTGACTCAGGATAAGATTTCCAGCCTCCAGGCAGAAAATCAGACTCTTAGGTTCCAGGCAAGCCAGACTGCCCAGAACGGCTTTATTGATGCAGTTGGTAACACTATCGTTGCACAGCTTCGTCAGCCGCAGCCTGTACCGTCTTACACGGTCCCTGCACCATATCCATACGCATCTAACTGCGGTTGTGGATGCAACAATGGATGCGGATGCTAAATCGGAACGAGCAGTTTTACGATAATCTTGCCCTATATGCAACAGCATTACAAATGATTGATGTGTTTTTGCTTTTAGGAGAAGCTTCCAATAATGATATTATGGAAGCGCTTCAACAGCAAAATAAAGAATACATGGAAAAGATTATCGACCAGAACAACCGCATATTGCGTATCTTGTCCGAAAAGGACATGTCTACTGAATAGTAGTATTACACACATGGAGGGGTAGGCACAGGCTTGCCCTTCTGTGCATATAAGGAGGAATTATTATGGCAGATTTTGTAACTGCTGGTACACAGACCGTTGAAGTCAATGCAAGTGTTTTGTTTGCAGCAAACCGGATATATTCTTGCAATTGTCCAAACATAAGACATGAGCCACTTTCTGGGAGAGTAGTTTTACTTCCTGGCCTGTACCGTGTAGGCTTTAACGGAAACTTTTCCGCAGCCGCAGCAGGTGACGTTATTTTTGAAGTGCAGCAGGACGGCGAAGGCATCCCCGGTGCAAGAATCCAGAACACAGTTGCCGCCGGCGCAACAATCAATGGAGCAGCAACTGCAGAAGTACGAGTGTGCAAGCCATGTTGTGCTACCCTGTCGGTGAAAAACGTTGGAACCGCAGCGGCGACAGTATCAGACGCTAACCTTGTTGTTAGCAGAATAGGTTAAGGAGGTAAGGCTATGAGTTATAAATTAATGCAAAAAATCCACGAAGAGCTGGACAATATTGCGGAGAAGGGCCTTAACACCAGCAACCTTGAAAACGCATACAAACTGATTGACATGTGGAAAGACATGGAGAATGTGGAGTACTGGAAGTGCAAAGAAGAGTACTACAATCAGGTAATGGACGAAATGGACGGCGGAGAATACAGCGAAGCGCGTCGCAAGCGCGACAGCATGGGACGTTATAGCCGTGCTGATGGAATGTCACAGGACTATGATAATGACAGCTCATATCGCGGCACACGCGGAAAACATTACGTCAGAGGACACTACAGCCGTGCGACCGGTCCGGCCTATGATGACTACATGAATCAGAAGCAGAGCTACAGAAGTGGTGGAAAAGATGAAGATTGCAAGCGCCGTATGCTTGCAGCCTTGGAAGAGCATATGGACGAACTGACAGAAGAGTTAGGCGAAATGTCGAAAGATGCTGACTGCCGGGAAGAAAGAGAAACCATGAAGAGATATATTGAGAAGTTACGCAATATGGTGTAACACATTGGCGGTAGGAAAAATCCTGCCGCCTTTGAAAAATGTGGGGACGATTATTATTTGCGAATACGGTAAAATGGGAGTAGGAATAAGCAGAAAGGGTGAAAAAAGGGTGAAAACATGGTAAAAGACAGTTGGGTGTACTGCCCTATATGTAACAATAAAACTCGGACTAAAATACGACCAGATACGGTTGCGAAAAACCTTCCCGTATTTTGCCCTGTATGCAAGAATACATCCATAATGAATATTGCAAAAGGAAAAGCAAGTGATTTAGATAAAAGTGGTTTATCACCTGCAACATAACTTTAGAGCCAGACGCCAGACGCAGAGCCAAACAGATGCAAGAGTTTGTTTGGCTCTTTCTTTATATTGACCTCCCTCCTATAGCACATGTCCTTAAAAGAAACAGGTTCTAGCGCATAGCGTGAACAGCCTGGAGGTTGAAAAGCGGATGCAATTTCCGGCATGTGCGTTTTTGGACAAGTCAAGTCCTACAAAATGGCAACCGTTGGTGGACGGTTACACACCTACAAATAACCTAATAACGGAAAAGGAGAATCATCAATGAAAACCGAAGAATTAAAAGCACAGGGATTGACAGAGGAACAGATATCTTTTGTCATGGCTGAAAATGGGAAAGACCTCAAAAAGTTGCAGAAAGAAAACGACAATCTGAGCGCGGACCGGGATACCTGGAAAGAAAAAGCAGAAGCAGCAGAAGCAACGCTGAAAGGCTTTGAAGGGGTTGACCTGGAGACGATGCAGAGGGAAATATCTGACTGGAAACAGAAAGCTACGGAAGCCGAGAAAAAAGCCCAGGAGCAGCTTTACGCGCGTGACTTTTCGGACGCTCTGAAAACGGAATTTGAGGGTATTAAGTTTTCCAGCGAAGCGGCTAAACGTGCAATTATGGCAGAAGTAAAAGAGGCCGGTTTAAAACTGAAAGATGGTAAAATTCTGGGGCTGAATGACCTTTTGTCTCAAATGAAAGAAAAAGATGCTTCGGCTTTTGTTGATGATGCACAGCAGCAGGTACAGCAGAACATGGCGAGGTTTACCGCACCAGTAGGTAAGCAGAATACGCCAGGAACTATGACACGAAAGGATATTGAAGCGATTAAAGACCCGTCTGAGCGCCAGTCTGCAATCGCCAGTAACCTACATTTATTCGGTAAAGGAGAACAGTAATGGCAGCAAAAGCCAATATAATCACAAGCGCGGACATACAGGTAACAGCGCGAGAAATTGATTTTGTGACCCGGTTTGAACGGAACTGGCAGCACCTCCGGGATATCCTGGGGATTATGCGTCCTATCAAGAAAACACCGGGCGCGGTGCTGAAAAGCAAATATGCAGAAGGAACTTTACAGAGCGGTGCTGTAGGCGAAGGAGAGGAAATCCCTTACAGCAAATTTACGGTAAAGGAAAAGACATATGCGGAGATGACCATAGAGAAGTATGCAAAGGCCGTTTCCATTGAAGCAATTAAAGACCACGGCTATGAAAATGCCGTTCAGATGACAGACGATGAATTTTTGTTCCAGCTTCAGTCGAATGTAACAGAACGATTCTATACATATCTGAATACTGGTACACTTACTGGAACGGAAACTACATTCCAGATGGCCCTTGCTATGGCAAAAGGAATGGTAGAAAACAAATTCAAGCAGATGCACCGGAATGTTACAGGTGTGGTTGGATTTGTAAATATTCTGGATGTTTATCAGTACTTGGGCGCAGCTGAAATCACCGTGCAGAATCAGTTTGGTTTCCAGTATCTTAAGGATTTCATGGGATTCAACACAATCTTCCTGCTGTCCGATTCGGAGATTGCAAGAGGAAAGGTAATAGCTACACCGGTGGAAAACATTGTAATGTACTATGTGGACCCAAATGAGAGCGATTTTGCACGGGCGGGTCTTGTATATACCACTGGAGCCGGGGAGACAAACCTTATCGGATTCCATACGCAGGGAAATTACAATACCGCTGTTTCCGAAGCATTTGCAATCATGGGACTTACCTTGTTTGCAGAATATATTGACGGAATCGCAGTTGTTGATATTACTGATAATCCCGTTCTTGGAACACTGACGGTAACTTCTTCGGCCGGAAGCACATCAGGAAACACAAAATTAACCGTTGAACCTCCCCTCGAAACAGGACACATGTACAAGTACAAAGTGGCAACTGATTCCGCTCCAGAAGTGAAATATGGTCAGAATGTAAAGACGTGGACAGCATGGGACGGTAAATCTGATATCAAGGCAACGACCGGGAATCATATCACAGTAGTTGAGTGTGACAATACCTATAAGGCGTTGAAATCTGGAAATGACGATGTAACGTCTCACTCTTAAAGAAAGGAGAATCCGGCATGGCATATGCAGACTATGAGTTTTACACAACAAAATACTACGGCAGTTCCATACCGGATTCCCAATCATTTGATAAGCAGGCAGAACGGGCAAGCGACTTCCTTGATAAAATAACATTTGACAGATTGGTTGACGGCCTCCCAGATAATGAACGAGTGCAAACCAAAATCAAGAAAGCCGTATGTGCATTAGCTGATAAACTGTATGGTTTGGAACTGGCAGAAAAACAGGCGCTATCTGCCGCCGCGGGAAGTATAACCAGCGGGACCGGCGGCGCAACCACAGGCGTTATCACGTCAAAGTCATCCGGTTCCGAATCAATCAGCTATGCATCCCCGTCAGAAATAGCTAACGGAGCTAAAGCCTGGAGTGATATATATTCTGCGGCGGGGAATAAACAGGAAACAAATAATCCCCTGTATGATACTGCAAAGGTGTATCTGATGGGAGTAAGAGATAATAATGGCGTTCCATTGCTGTACGCCGGAATGGGGTAGATATGGATATAACGACATTGGGAACATGTGTGGCTATTGTGGCTTTAAGCTATGTGGTTGGTCTTGGATGCAAAGCGGCAAAGAAGATACCGGACGAATGGATACCGGTCATTATGGCTGTTGTGGGTGGCGTTCTGGGAGCGCTTGGTATGGGAACTATACCAGATTTCCCGGCATCGGACTATATCACGGCTGTGGCGGTCGGTGCTGTGTCTGGTCTGGCAGCTACAGGCGTTAACCAGATGTATAAGCAGATGAATAAATAACGGAGGGGATACCTTATGTACAATGCCACGGTGACAGTTTTTAATTACTACGAATCATCCACAACTGGCGTTGGTATTTGGTATCCCCATGTATTATCAGGCGTTGACCTTAATACCGACAAAGGCGCAATACTAAAAAAGTATGGGCCAGACAGCACGGATAATGCCGAATTACACATAGCTTATGAATTACAGGATGGTAAACAAATAATCCGTGATACTGACGGTAAAGAATTGCCGTGGCTTCCTCCGAAGGAGTGGATGAGACAGGTAAATGATTTGCTGGACGATACCATTACCTTTGATGCATCGGATAATTGCTTTTTCTGGGAAGGGGTATGGGATAACGGCCCGGTAAACGATGAAGATTATCGTGAAGGTTTTTATGCTTATATGAATAATCGGTATGACTTCGTATATTTGGTATCCTCTGTTGGAGGTCCATACTCTGTGATTCCTCACTTTGAGATATTGGGGAAATAATATGGCGAGCAAAACAACACATTTTAAAGGCTTTTCCGTTGTTGATGGAGAGATAAAGATTACGCTCAAATTATCCCGGTTTGATAAACAATTTCAGCATGCTCAATATGAACTTGACGGAAATGTAATGAATAGTATGGTTCCTTTTATGCCTATGATTACAGGCGATTTTGTGGATGTTACCAGGTCCGCAAGTGCTGCAATACAAGGGATTGGAAAAGTGTATGCTGCCTATGGACCTGCTGGTCGTTTTTTATATCAGGGTAAAACTATGGTTAGCGTTGTTACTGGTAGTACCTGGGCTACAAAGGGTACTAAAAAGGTATTAGTAAGCCAATATGGAGGAAAAACCAAAGCAAAAGAGGATTTACAGTATACAAAAACAGCGCATCCTAAGGCGCAGGCTAAATGGTTTGATGCAGCCAAAAAAGCAGACGGTAAATCATGGATAAAGCAAGCCAAGAAAACGGCTGGAGGTGGAAAACGTGGGTGATGAACGAAAACCAATCGGGAAAGATGCAAGCGGTTATGATGTATTAACGACCGCGGTAAAGGCGTTGCTTAATCAATTCCCAGGTTTATATGAATATGAAGCTGTTAAATTTGAAGAACTAGAAAAAGATTACGGAATTGCATTTTCGGCAGATAACGGAGCTTTAATCTTTTCTGAAACAGAGGACGTGATTGGAGGAGTTCACCAGACCTGCCAGTATCCTTTCTATATTATATACCGTACATCATCCACAAAAGAGCGCCAGAAAATGAGCATACAGGAATTTCTTGATACATTTGGAAAGTGGTTATGCCGGGAGCCGGTTGTGATTGATGTGAGTGAGCAACGATTATCAAATTATCCCACATTATCCCAGGGAAGGAAGATAACCAAAGTTACCCGTGATAACTCTTATGGCCTGGAACCGCAGGAAAGTGGTGTGCAGGATTGGATACTTCCGGTATCGATAGAATATAAATATGATTTTGAAAGATGGTAGAGCCAGACGCTAAGACGCAGAGCCTTAAGCTATGGCTCTATTTTTTTATCATGAAAGGAGAAAATCAGTGGCGACATGGACATACGCCGAAGGAGAGGCAAAAAGAAAAGATTTTATGGTGTTTTGGGTAACAGATGGTAATGCATCAACAATCAAAAAAGACACCATTGAGATTATCGGAAAAGGTGTAGAAGATATGCCTATTTCAATGAATCCAGAAACAGAAGAAAGTCAGGATGTGCTTGGAAACAATAACTATGATATTACCGGATACGCAGAGAGCATGACGGTAGACCCAACCAACATATCAGGGGAAAATAAGTACTCTCAGAAGATTGATACCTTAATGGAAGAGAGGGCAACGTTGTCTGATTTGCGTTTGAAGTATCTTTGCGTAAAACGATACAAAACCGACAGTACCGGAAAGATGCGTGCCTGGGTACAGGATGGCGTGGTCGAGTTGGGAGATTTTGCCGGAGGACTTAAAGGCGTTTCGGCAACCCATACAGTCCATTACGTAGGAGATAGGACGCTTGGAGCAGTGGACCCGTCAACTATGACATTTACCGCAGACAGCGCAGAACCTGCATCATTATCAGAATAATGGAGGAAACAAGAATGCCTAATATACCAATAAAAATCGAAAGTCCGGTTAAATATTATGATTTCACAGACCAGCACGGAGATATACTGGCAACTCTGAAATTTGTCCCGTCAGACCTTGACATATTCGAACGGCAGCAGAATGTGTATAAAGCATTTGAGGATATGTGGAGGGAATTAAAAGAAACTCTCGATAGCAAGAAAAAAGAAGAACTCTCATTAGAGACAATCAACAGATATGCAAAGTCTTTGCAAGATAAATTTGATTATCTGTTTAATGCGGATACTTCTGGCTTCTTCAAAATCGCCAGTCCATTTACTCCTATGGAAAACGGCGACCCTTGGGCGCTGGTAATCCTTGAAAGTGTCAAAAAAATCATAGAGCAGGAAACTGGTAAGAATTTTACGGAAATGGAAAGTAAGGCCGGAAAATATACACAAGAGTATAATGCCGGTCCTGGAAAATACCCATTTCCCGTAAAATGAATGCGGCGTGGACCCTCCCATATTCTCTCTCTGTTAATGGGGTAAATTATGAAATTCGTGAGGACTTCCGGGCAATATTAGATATTTTATCAGCTTTTGCAGATGAAGAATTATCTGACCCAGAGAAAACACAAGCAATGCTTGAAATTCTTTACTGGCCCATTATCCCGCCTCCGCAGGATTTGACAGAAGCGGCAGAAAAAGCATTATGGTTTATCGACTGTGGTGTGGTGCATGAAGATACTCCATCACCGCGTGTAATTGACTGGGAACAGGACGCAGGAATTATTTTCCCGGCGATTAACAGAATTGCAGGGTTTGAAACACGCGGATGCCAGATAATCCATTGGTGGACTTTCTACGGATGGTTCATGGAAATTGGGGACGGATTGTTTTCTCAGGTCCTTTCTATCCGGCAGAAACTGTCAAAAGGGAAGCGCTTAGAAAAGTGGGAGCAGGAGTTTTTACAGAACAATAAAAAGCTATGTGAACTTGAAAAATCCACTGACAAATCTAAAGAAGAATTTGATTATTTTGCAGAGTTGCTAAAGTGAGGTGATGTTTTTGCAACCTGATGGAACTGTATTAATAGATACTAAAATCAAAACGGATGGTGCAAAAACAGGAAGCGAAGATATTAAAAGAACTCTGTCTGGAACGATGGATTACATAAAGCTTCTGCCCCAGGCTTTTAAAGATATACCAAGCATAATGAAACATACATTTTCATCTGCTTCGAAATCTATACAAAGCCTTACACCGAGTGTACGCAATTTGCAAGATGAAGTGGACCGGTATAAGGACGCATTGTATTACGCCGAAAAGGCTGGTTATGGACTTGGAGATGCACCATACGACAAAGCATTAGCAGGATTGCAGCGGGCGAAAAAAGCAATGCAGGATTATAAGAAAAAATTGCTCGGTGTTGATAATGAACAAAAGAAAGCAAGCAAAAGTGGAAGTAAGCTCAATAAATCTTTAAAAGGTACTGAGAAAGCATCCCGCGGTGCACGAATGGGGTTGGGCCGAATGCTTGCAACATCTATCTTATTTAGCACTGTATTCCGCTCCATTTCCGCAGTAACAAGCGGATTAAAAGAAGGTATGGATAATCTGGCCCAGTATTCGGATGATACCAATAAGGCGTTATCCATGCTGATGTCCGGTATGACTCAGCTTAAAAACTCTTTCGCCACAGCCTTTTCCCCGTTGGTTGAGTATGCAGCTCCGGCCCTGGCTCAGTTCATCAATTTGCTATCCCAAGCCGTTACCTGGACAGCGCAACTGCTGGCAGCATTAACCGGAAAGGATACATTTGTTAAAGCGGTTAAGGTACAGCAAGATTATGCTGATAGCCTGGACAAGACGAAGGATGAAACCAAAGATGCAGCCAAAGAAACGGAAAAGGCATTAGCACCATTTGATAAGCTGATACAGATAACAACTGGGAAGAAAAAGAAAGAAGATAAGAACGAACTTAAGCCGGAGGATATGTTTACCACAGAGGAAGTATCCAATGACATTAAGTTGCAGGCAGAAGCAATAAAGAATACGCTTGGAAAGCTTTTCGACCCGCTCAAGGAATCATGGCTTGAAAATGGCCCGCAGGTAATGAAATCACTGCAAAATACTTTCTCGGCTATTAAACAACTTGCAAGTGATGTGGGCGCATCATTCATGCAGGTGTGGAACGTAGAGGGATATGGGAAAGCAATAACAGATGATTTACTAATCACATTTTCAAATCTGGTTGATACAGTCGGAAATTTAGTCACCAACTTTGATAAGGCATGGGTATCTGGCGATACCGGGACAAACATTTTAAGACACTTGGGGGATATCATTCTTGAAATAACAGGATTTTTCCGTCAGGCATCAGAAAGTTTGAAAGAATGGTCTGCGGATTTAGATTTTACTCCTTTGCTGGAAAGCTTTGATAGGATTTTAATTGCTATAAAACCCATTGTATCAGATGTTGGAAATTTATTATTGTGGTTTCTTAACAATGTATTGCTTCCTATTGCAAAATGGGGAATAGAACAAGCATTGCCGGCAGTATTTGATTTAATTGCGGAAGCATTAAAAGCAATACATAGTGTGATTGATGCACTTAAGCCTTTGGGAATATGGTTATGGGAAGAATTTTTACAGCCATTAGGAGAGTGGACCGGGGGAGTTATCATAGCTGCATTAGAAAAAATTGTAGAATGGCTCACTAGATTTTCAGACTGGGTAAGTCAAAACCAGACATTGGTAGAAAATATTACACTTGCAGTACTGGCATTTTTTGCAGCATGGAAGTTTTCAGAATTTGTATTGGGGATAGGACAATTAATAAGCAACCTTGGAGGTTTCATGGCAATTGGAGAACGTGTTATTTCACTTTTAGCAAGAACTGTATCAAATATAAATCCCCTTGTCCTTGCTATATCAGGCATAATATCGCTGATTGCTGTGTTGGCCAAGAACTGGAATAACATGTCACCAACAGAAAAAGTTATAGCAAGTATACTTGCAGCTGCTTCGGCAGTAGGAATATTGGCGGTTGCTTTGGGCGCTTTGGCTGGTGGCGTAGGAGCTGGTGTTGTAGCTGCTTCATTAGCCGCCGGAATAGCTGCTGCTACAATCGCAATTAATGCAGGTAAGCGTGCTGCATCTGCCGGATATTCTGGTGGGTATGGGGGAAGAAGTGCCTACCCCATGTCTGCCTATGCGGCAGTTCCCTATAGAATGCCGATGCTTGCAACCGGTACAGTAGTACCACCACGGGCCGGAATGTTTGCCGCTATCCTGGGAGACAATAACCGTGAAACAGAAGTGGTATCCCCGCTATCAACTATGAAGCAAGCCCTTAAAGAAGCACTGGCAGAAAGCAATATATCTGGTGGAAATCAGATTGCCAAAGCAGAGCTAATACTTGATGGTACAAGGTTTGGTCAGCTCGTGGTTAAATTTGGGAAAAACGAAAAGAACCGTGTAGGTGTAACGATGGTAACAGAAGGGAGTGCATAATGGCGCAGAATGGAAACGGAGTATTTACCATAGACGGTGTCAACCTCCGTCTATGGGTAAAATCCTTAAAGCGAAATTTTTCGGTCGCAGATAGTGAAAATTCTGGCCGTTTGCAGTCTTACCGGATGCACCGGGATATCATTGGTACATTTTTCAATTATACGCTTGATATTGATGCGGAAAGAAGTAATCCGGCTGACTATGATACGTTCTACGAAATCATATCTGCCCCGGTTGAGTCTCACAATATGGTATTTCCTTACGGACAGGAAACCAAAGAGTTTGAAGCATACATAACAAGCGGGGATGATGAAATAAAAATCAACAAGAATGGAAAAGAAGGGCAGCGTAACCATTGGACCGGGTTATCTATTACCTTTACCGCTATGGAGCCGCAGAGGAGGCCGTGATGTGTTTTTAAAGCAATCCATATTATCTGACGCAGAACAGAACACTGAGGGATTAAAGATTGTTTATGACGATTTGGCCCCTTATGCCAAAGAAAATAGTACAGCATCCATTACAAGACCTGGATTAAGACCGAGATTAGGGCTTCATCCAGGCCCTGGTTTACATCCGCGTGGGACGATAACAGAGCAAGAATTCCCGGAATTAAAGCGGGATGATATTTCTTATCCCGGATACGCTCTATGCTTTCCGCGGTTTTCTTTATTAAATGGAAAGTATATTAATTTTCCAGATAATCCGCTTCCTTACGGATACATAAGCCCGGAAGTATCAAATGAGCAGGGATTGTTTGGGTATGTTAAGCAGAGCCAGGGGCTTAAACCTCAAATGGGTTTGCATCCAGGAATGTTTTTATACCCGAAATCAACAACTGAAACGTTGATTGAATCCCCCATGTTAACAGTGACATTTAATCAGAAATTTACTAGTGTAGGGTTGCTTTTTACTTTTAATATGATGTCGGGCGATTATTGCACCAGAATGAGAATTAAGTGGTACTCGGATAATAGCCTATTGTCAGATATGGAGTTTTACCCGGATTCAGTGCGATATTTTTGTAATAATTATGTGAGAGGATATAATAAGCTGGAAATCACATTTTTACAGACATCAAAACCCATCAGGCCGGTATTTGTCACCAGAATAGATTATGGAATATACAGAGACTTTCTGGACAACGAATTGCTGGAAAGAAACTGTTTGCAAGAAATCAATGCCATATCAGAAAGCATAAGTATCAACACTTTGAATTTTACGGTCAGAACAACATCTAATATACCGTTTGATTTGCAAAAAAAGCAGAAGCTTACACTGTATTTTAATGGAGAGTTGATAGGGAATTTTTATCTAAAAAACGGCGCAAGAAAAAACAAAACAGATTACCATATGGACGCGCATGATGCAGTGGGTGTATTGGATGGTAATGAGTTCGCTGGAGGAATATATACAGGCCAGCCGGTTTCTGAAGTATTAGAAAAAATATTTGAGAATGAAGATTTTAATTATTTATTGGATGAATCATTTTCAGATATTCCGCTTTATGGATACATACCGTATACCACAAAGAGAAACGCATTAGTATACATATGCTTTGCTATTGGAGCTATTGCAGATACAAGCAATTATGATGGAATTGTTATATATCCACAGGAGAATGCTTTGAGTGGTGAATTCTTGCCGGATGAAGTGTTTTCCGGTGTTACATTAGAGCATTCTGATATTGTTACTGGAATCAGGCTGACAGTACATACTTATAAAAAATCTAATGAAGCGCAAGAATTATATAATGATACTTTAAATGGAACAGCAGAGATTATTTTTAGCGAGCCTTATCACAGTCTGGACATAGCTGGTGGAATCATTGGTCAGCACGGGGATAACTATGCCTATATAACTGGAACTGGTGGAAATGTAACACTGACTGGTAAGAGATACAACCATCTCACCACATCAATCCTTAAAGAAAATCCAGATATTGTATTTAATAAAAACATCCGTGAAGTAACAGACGCAACATTGGTTTATAGTGGTAATGCGCAGCAAGTGCTTGACCGCGTATATGCATATTATCAGCGAGCAGAAAATGTGGTGGGGGATGTTCTTATTGGAACAAAAAAATTAGGACAGAAAGTCAAGATTGATACAGATTACGATGGATACCGCACAGGCATTATTGAGAGCTACAATTATAGCTTTTCTCCCAACGAAATTAAGGCAGAGGTAAAAATACATGAGTAAGTATTTAGAATCCCTTATTTTTGACCGTACGCAGTCAGACATAATAGAATTAACCGACAAGGCTTACATTGATTACAAAGACCTAAACCGTGTCGAACAGGCAATCAAATGGGTATCTTATGTCCTTAATCAGTACGGATATAGAAATACGATTGTATCTAAGACATGGAAACCGCAGGACCATAGGACGGATTACGAAATGGACCGTCTGAAAAAAAATATAGTTGCAATAAGGAATGCATACTATACAGACAGCAACACCCCGCTAACCCCTGATAAGATAACATACACATCAGTTTATCAGGCCAACGCCATAGAAAGAATCATTTATGATTTGGGGAATCTGATTGTAAAATCCTGTCCAGGTCCAAACCATCTTGCATTCACACTTGGAAGGAAAACATTAGGAAACAGGAGTATAAGCCTATGAGTTTGAAAACTGATTATAAAAATGATAAATTTTCTGGAATGCGTAAATACAAAATTGAAACTGATTCTGAAACCGGACTATCTACATTGGATGATAAAACCGAATATGTGGAGGTAGGGGACATATTCTCTGCTGATGATATCAATAATACAAATAAGGCCATTAACAAGATAGAAGGAACAGTTAATGATATGATTGGGGCAATCAGGCTCGATTTCCCTAAAACTGGGTGGAGCACCCAGGCACCATATAAACAGACTGTAAACAATGCGGGTATAAATGATACGGATGTCCCAGTGCCAATGTTCGAGTATCCTGTCATTAATTCGGAACAGCAACAGAAAGACGTGGACAGAAGCGTGGGGTATATCACCGACATAACAACGAATAATGGATCAGTGACCATTACATGTAATTATAGGAAACCAACAGCAGATTTCATACTTGTATTGAAAGGAATATGACAATGAGAATCGGATTACCGTTTAAAGGAAGTGGGGTTGATGTGACCGGCCTAACCGCTACATCACCAAGAGTCAGAAAAGGAAAAACATTTTATGGAGCTGGGACTGATAATGAACAGTCTGGGACAATGCAAGATGTTGAATCGATTAATAAAAAGATGGACGTAAATGAAACATATAATATTACGCCTGGATACCATGATGGAAATGATACATTCTTCCAAAACCTTGAAACATACAGAGGTGGATTTGTTGACCCTGGTCCTGGTAAACAGGTGATTGAAACAAAAGGAAAATACGTAATGTATGATATTATTGTATTGGAAGTAAGCGGATTGCGACCGGAAGTGATAAAATATGGCGTGACTGTTGGTGAAGGTGAAGGGGCGGTAACTGGTACATGGCAGGGTTTTGTAAGTTAGTGGAATGGATGGTGTATATGGCGAAGTTGGCGTTACATAAATTTGGTAGTCAAGCGAATCTGGATGACTTAACAGCAATGCCAGAGGATGTATTGGAAGGTAATATATTCCTTGGGAAAGGAAGCGAGGAGAAACAGACCGGAACACTTCCAGACAAAAAATCCCCAACAATTATATTGCCGGCAAACGGGGAAATAAAACTTGAACCTGGATATTATTCAGGTGGGAAAATCACCCAGAACATTGAAACATTTAATGCACAGACAATCGGTCCTGGAGCAAAACAAATCACGGTCAAGACTGCTGGAAAATACGGGAATGGTGATATCACTATTAATCCGGTTAAAAACCTAACCCCTTCGGTCATTAAGAAAGGTGAATATGTTGCAGGCGTAGGTCCTGGACTGTGGGAAGGATATGTAAATGAGGACCCATATACCCCATATCTATTCGGGACATTTTATGGCTCACAGGGTATTACATATTTTAGGTATACAACATATAGACAAGGTACTGGTACGGTAAAACTGTCAAAGGACCACATAGAAGCAAGTGCAGGTTCAGGAGAAACAGTCGCATTTGTTTTTGACCTACCCATCAACCTTACAAATGTAAAATCGGTTACGGTCCAAATGTCTGGAACCGGAAAGGTTTGCAAGGTTATGGTATGCCGGAATAGGGTGGAAAACTATATTGAGGAAGCATATCAGTCCGGTTCAAGCGTGCAATATAGATATAATCCGAATCTAGGTGACATATTACTTGATGGGTCAATTGGAAGAAGTAGCTCTTCCGGCGCTGAATGGGAGCAAGAAAAAACATTTACCTTAAGCGGAATAACTGGCAATGCCTACCTGTATATTGGAGCTTCTGGGGCTGCGTTTGACTACAATTTATATTTGGCTAGATTTAATCTGTAAGGAGGTTACATGAATAACATAGAAAATATCCAAGAATATATACCTACTGTGTATGTTAATGACTCTGAGCCGGATTTGGATGAGACAAACTTAAACAAAACAGAACAGGCAATAAAACGGGTAACTGATGCAGCCAATAAAGCAATTGATGCATTAAAGCAACTGGACCGGGAGAAGTTAGCGTTATCTGCTATATCTAACGTATTATCTGATGCTACAGATAAGGTTCCATCATTGGCTTTAGCTAATACAATGCAGCTCGCGATTAATGACTTAAATAGCAATTTATCAGATAAAACGAATACCAGTGATTTTAATAATTTGAAAAA